TGCGCAGGTTGCGCTCTTCACTGAAGACTATCCGACGCTGTGGGACAGGCAGATTTCGCGGATGCAGGCTGAGTTTCCTGCTTGGCTTGGCAACTTCTATCTTAGCGAAACTAAGCACTTTAGGCTTAACAGGCAATGGGGTGGCGGCTACTTGATGCTGCGGAACCTGGACGATCCCAGCAAGTACCAATCGGCAGAATTTGCTGCAATCGGCGTGGATGAGCTGACGAAGAACGAGAAAGGCGTGTTTGACTATCTCAGGTTTCGGTTGCGCTGGCCTGGGATTGAGCATCCGAAGTTCATTGCTGGGACGAACCCTGGCGGAATAGGGCACGCTTGGGTCAAGAAGCTGTGGATTGAGAAGAACTTCCCGCCAGAGATGCAGAGCTTGGCATCGCAGTTCGCCTTCGTGCAGGCCAAAGCCTCAGACAATCCGCACCTGACAGAGGCGTACTACAACTCTCTGAAGACTTTGCCGCCCGACATGGCAAGGGCATTCGCAGAGGGCGACTGGAACCTGTTTGCAGGGCAATACTTCGACATCTGGAACGAGGCAGAGCATGTCATCCGCCCGATTGACCTAAAGCCTTGGTGGACGCGCTGGATAAGCATGGATTGGGGCTTTGCGCATCCCAGCTCGATTCACTGGCACACGCAGGACGGAGACAGCACCGTTACCTACCGCGAATTCCATCACGACCGGATGAGCGAGCATGACATTGGACAGGCGATTATCGACCTCTCGAAGGGCGAGCGGATTGACGCCTTTTATCTATCGCCCGACGCTTTCGCCAAGCGCACCAGCAATGACACTGTTGCTCAACAGATTGGCGAGGTGGTTTCCAGAGGTGGAATACCGGCTCCTAGTCCTGCCGACAACGACCGCATCGGCGGATGGCGGCTCATGTACCAACTGCTCAAATCCGGACTGTGGAAGGTCACAACCGACTGTCCGCAGCTAATCAGGTGCATACCTACGCTGATACGCGACGAGAATCACCTTGAGGACGTGCTGAAGGTAGACGCCTCAGAGAACGAGATAGGCGACGATGCGGCGGACTCTGTGCGGTACGGCCTGAAGACGAGGCTTAGTCCGCGCGGCACGCCATTCGAGGTAGTGCTGAAGGAGAAGACGGTAGCAGTGCCTGACATGACTTCGCGGGCAATCTACACGCAGAAGCTGATAGCGGAGCACACGAAGCAGACCAAGCAAGCGATGTGGCAAGGCGCGAGCAGGATGCGGTACGCGAGGCACGGGCATTGATGTTCGCTAAGTCACGCTATATCGAGTGCTTAGAGTCGCAGATTCAGGCATTGCAGAAGCGCGAGACTATCCTGCTGTCGGCATTGCTTGACCGAATTGGCTCGCCTGAAGCGGCGAACATGCTGAGAGGGCAGGAGAAGGCCGTCACGGACGCCCAGGTCAAAGAGACTGGCAAGCGGCACTATGAGGCCAAGGAGATAGCTTTCGGGCGCACAGGATGGCGGTCAAGGTCAGCGTCACTATCGCGGGCGACAGTGCCGGACGCGCAAGCCGTGGATTCGATTGACAAGCTGGAGCAGCGCACAGGAGGAACACAGTGACGAAATACAGTCATGGCAAGTTCGTGAGTTCGATGGAAGAGGAGAAGCATGAGCCGCCTGCGGAGGAGCAGCACGAATCGCCGCAAGATGAGCAGGATGAGCCAACCGAGCCGCATCCTGCGACTGGCGTGCATGAGGTGCATGTCAGGCATCATGGCGGGCACGCGACCACGCACACGCACCACGATGGCGGGCGGGTAGAGAAGAAGCACCACGCCAATCTTGCCGAGGCGCACGCGCACGCCAAGAAGATGCTGCCGGATGATGGTGAGGAACAGGCGCAAGAATCAGCGCCGGATATGAGTGGCGCGATGTCAGGTCTGGACGGAGGCACGTCATACTAATCGGATTCATTCTGTACGGCTGGTTTCGCAGGGTGATTAACAATTTTCGCGCACACTGGCAATGGTGGTGTAGAACGCGCCAGTGGCGGAATGCATGAGGAGAACTATCTTGAAGAAACTATTTGTTTTGTTTGCTTTGCTCGCATGTGCCTTGCCTGCCTTCCCGCAAGCTGGCAATGAGTCGAAGACTGCAGGCGTGTACGTCTCAACGAACTACAAGAATTGGAGCGTGCCTATTAGCGGGGCTGCCGTGGCCGCAGCGTCTCCGGCGACCTTCACGCTGTTCAATGCCGACGTTGCGCTTCCTGATGGGCGGCACTTCGTTCCGTTCTACGTGGGCGAGGTGGTGAACATCGGAACAGGTGCAAACGCGGAGCTTGTGACCCTGACGGCGGTGTCGAATTGTTACTTGGGCGCGCCGAATAACACTTGCACTATCTCCGGCAACACCTCGAACGCCCATGGTCAAGGCGACCTGGTAACTTCAGGTACGAATGGCATTGGCGAGGCGACGAACGATGCTGGGCGGTTTGGCGGCGGACTGGTCTATTGGGAGAACGATGGCGGAGTCGTCTCGTTGTCAACATCAGGGGCTACCACGACCGTCTGCACGTCCTGCATCCCGATAAACGGCATAGTACTAGGAGTGGTTGCGCGAGTCACGACCACTATCACGAGCTGCACGGGCGGCTGGGAGCTTGGTGATGGCACAACGGCCACGCGGTTCACTGCGGCGAATACGACTCTCACTGCGGGAACGGTGAGCGCGGCCGACCTTCAGACGACCTCTGGCGTGGCCTCGACCACCACAGGGATGCTGAACATCACCACGGCGAAGAACATCGTCAATACCTGCGTGACATCGAACGCAGGCGCTGGCGCAGTTCACGTCAAGGCGTTCGGTTACATCCTCGCCACTCCGAACAACTAATGCCTCGGTTTCTTGAGCAGGCGCTTGAGAAGGAAGGCGTCAAGCACGGCTTCAGCGGCAAGCGCCTGAAGAAGTACATTTTCGGCTCAATGAATAACATCGGGGCAATGAGAGGGAATCAGGAGACGGCGAGAGGTGCGGCGATGGAACGCAAGCATGAAAGGCAGCACCCGTTTCGCAAGGCGGTAGGGAGATGAGGCATGGCTAATTTCATCAAGTCGGCCATCAAGCATCCCGGCAGGGTGAAGCGTTTCGCGGCGCGGAAGGGGATTTCAACTTCTGAGGCTGCGAGCGAGATGGCCCATTCTGGCAATAAGAGCGAACGTGGCGCAGGAATCCTTGCTGAGAGGTTCCAGCATGGCGACCTGCACCATGGCAAGAAGAAGCACGTCTTCAGCAAACTCACCGGAAGGTAAGTGGCGACAGCACCCGTAGAAGTAAAGCAGCAGGAACAGCAGCCCGCAGCGGAGTCCCAGCAGGAACAGCCTCAGCAGGACTATGGCGAGAACAATGAGAAGTTGCCGCAGAACCTGCAGAACTGCCTGCTTCGCATCGCTGAGCGGGTCAGCGAGGAGGACAGGTACGCCCGCAGAGTAGAGATTCAGGAGTCGAAGCGGCAAAGGCTCTACTGGCGCGGCCTGCAGCACCTGTTCTGGGACTACAAGAATGAGGGCTGGCAAATCCTTGGGCCGAACGGCGCGAACATGTCGGGCACGAACAACAACACGGACGATGACGACCTCGTGATGTACGTCACGAATATCTATCAGGCGTTCGGGCTGTCCATTCAGGCAGTACTGACGCAGAACAGGCCGTCAACGAGGTTCGAGCCACAGAACGCCACGGACGCCGCAGACATAGCGACGGCCAAGGCTGGCGAGCGGTACAGGAAAATCATCGAGCACCTGAACGACATGGACAGGCTGCAAATCCAGAACAGCTACTTCGCATGGACGGACGGGCGGATTGGCGCATGGACGCGGTGGGAGAAGTCGCCAAAGACAGGCCAGATGCAGGAAACAATCTCGATGGTCGGCACGCTGGAACTGAAGGTGCCAATCACGGTGGACTCGATTGCGGACTACCCGTATGTGCAATACAGCGATGAGTTCCATATCCGCAAGGTGCAGGCCGAAATATCCCAGATGGGATTTCCTGACGGATACGAGAAGAAAATCAAGGCCGGGGCTATGGGTTCTGGGCAGGCGGCTTTTGAGCGGTTCGCGCGAATCTCCGTGCGACAAGGAACGAACCTCATAGGGCAGGCAGCAGCCTCTATCGCGCATCTTGTGACCCGCCAAAGGACGTGGATTGACCCTGCATTCTTCGAGGACTTGGAAGATGAGTCGGAGAAGCAGCAGCTTCTTGAGCTGTTCCCGAACGGCTGTCAGGTGCGATTCGACAACGCCATTTACACAGGCTCGTGGGCGGAGAATCTTCGGCATCACTGGTCAATCATGCATCCGATGCCCGGCGACGGGCAGTTCCGCAACTCGATGGGAAGCTGCATGGTGTCAGTGCAGGAACGATTCAACGACATCATCAACGCCACGCAGGACATTTACGAGCGAACGCTTCCGGCGTCCTATGTTGACGACAGGCTGATTGACGATGAGGCAACCAGACGGCAGAGGTCAAGGCCAGGGGCGCGATACTCCGTCACGCGCAAGAACCTCAATGAGCCGGTAGCCGCTAATTTCTTTTATGAGCCGCCTGCCGAAGTCAGCCCCGACATGCTGCAGTACGGGCAGCAGCTTATGGGGCCTGTGGCGCAGTTCCTTACAGGGGCCTTCCCTGCGCTGTTTGGCGGGCAGATGGGAGGGTCTAAGACTGCGGCTGAGTACAGCATGGCGCGCGACCAGGCTCTAGGGAGAATTGGCATTGTCTGGCGGGAGATGAAGCGATTCTACTCAGACATCATGGAGCAGTCAGTCAGGTGCTCTGCCGAGAACCGCGAGGACGATATTTCGTTTGCCATCCCTGATGAAGCAGGGAACGTGGACACAACGCAAGTCAGGCTGCAGGAGCTGAAGGGCAAGATTTATTGCTATCCCGACACGGATGAGAACTTTCCTGAATCGTGGACGCAGAAGCGGCAGGCGTTCTTCCAGCTTATGCCGATGGCTGCCGAGAATCCGCTGCTTGGACAAATCCTCGATGAGCCGAACAATCTGGAGCTAGGGCGCAGACTTATCGGGCTTGAGGATTTCGTCATCCCTGGCGCGGATGCGGAGCGCAAGCAACTGGCGGAGATAAATCAGCTCCTTGTCAGCGTTCCTGTGCCAGGGCAGATTGACCCGATTACGATGCAGCCAGGGCCAGATGAGCCATCCATCCCCGTTGACCAGCAGTTCGATGACCATGCTGCGGAGTGGGAGGCTGGAAAGCGGTGGGTCAATAGCGCGGAAGGGCAGAAGAAGAAAGTCGAAGACCCGCCAGGATTTGCGAACGTCAGGGCGCACCTGATGCAGCACTTTGCGCTGATTCCTCCTCCTCCGGCCATGCCAGAGCCAGGGCCCAAGAAGATTGCAAGCCCCGCGCCGCCTGTGTCAAATCCGACACAGCCGCCAGCGCCAGGGGCCATTTGAGTTTCGGTTACTCGTGACGGACACGAGGCAGTGCCAACCAGTGAACCCATAACCGAAGGGGAGAAACACCATGCCTGAAGAAGCAGTGATGACAGAGGCAGCGCCAAATGCGGGCGCAGTTGACTCTGGAGTCACTTCGTCCATCGCTGAATCGCAACCAGCGGTAGAGGAAACGCAGCCAGTACAAACCGATGGTCAGCAAACCCCAGTTGAGGGTGCGCAGCCTTCGGGAGAACAACCTGAACAGAGGGCCAGCGAAGACGGCAGAGTCATTCCCAAGTGGATTCGAGACATGCAGAAGGCGAATCCGCAAGGGTATCAGCAGGCCAAGAATGACTTTTTCTCTTTGCGGGAATTTCGCCAAGTCTTCCCGTCAGTAGCTGACGCGCGGCAGGCCAAAGAGCAGCTTGAGCTTGTCGGCGGCACGGAAGGTCTTTCTGAACTGCAGACGACGAACGGAGAGTTCAAGTCTGTGGCGCAGCAGTTCTTCGACGGAGACCCTGCATTTGTTGACGACCTTGCGAACGAAGACCCAATTGCTTTCGGGACTCACGTTCCGCACACGCTCGATAAATTCAAGGAGATAGACGAGGCGGGATACAACCGCGAAATGGCTCGCAGAATTACTGGTGAGCATGATGCGGTGCAGCTTCGCCAGCAGCTTGTTTCGGCATATCAGGCAATCAAGGCCGACAACAAGGACGAAGCACTCAGGATTCTCAACGCGATTGCTGGATGGCATGACAGATTGGCGGAAATCGGCAAGCAGGAGGATGACCCGCGCTTCGTCAAGCTGCGCGAAGAGCTGAAGACGGAACGGCAGCAGACACAGGCCAATGCAACCAAGGAACTGAATGCGGAATACAGGACGAATGCAGAGAAGGCAATCACGGAGAAGGCTTCCGCGTTGCTCGATTCCTACCTTGCAGGGCGGAAGATTGAACCTGATGACAGGAATCAACTCATGCAGAACGTCATGTATGCCGCGAACAGCGAAGTACTGAAGGACGCGAATTTCCAGAAGCAGTTAAGCCTGCAGCGGGAACGCGCCATTTCGCTTCGCAATAGTTCCTCGGCTGTGCGCTTCGCTGTGGCCCGTTACGAACAAGCTCTGAAGCTGGCAGTCGAGCGCCAAGCGCGTCTCATGGGCGTTTCCTCAAAGGCCGCGATTCCAGGGAATAAGCCTGCGCCTAACGGTAACAAGCCCGTTCCCAAGGCAATAGACGGCTTTGAGTACGTCACGCAGTCGCCTCCGAATAACGAGATAGACCGCAGCCAGACGACAAGAGAAATGGTTTTGAAACAGCGCGCCGTCCTGAAGGGCGGCAGAAAGGTAACGTGGGCTAAGAATCCCACATAAATAAATGGCCCCTGGAAACAATGCAGCAGCAATCGCAACTCAGCTAGAGCGGGTACGGCCAGAGCTTCCGCGCCTCTACTCCTTGGACGACACTTTGCTGTCGCTCATCGAGGAAAAGTCGGAAGGGCTTGAGCCAGTATCTTCTCGTGCGTACCGCATTCCGTTGAACCTGCTCGCCAACGGCACTTTGCGGCAGATTAATCCCGATGGCGCAGGCCTTGGTCGCGGCGGGGCGTTTCGCACCGACTTTGCCATTCTCAGTCAGGTGTTCTTCGTGCATCCGGTTGAGTACACGGCCCTTGCGAAAGTAGCCACCGATTCCAAGCAGAAGGCGATGGCGAACTACGTTGACGAAGTGATGAAGCAATCCATGGAAGAGTTCCGCACGGGCCTGGAAGCCTTGATGCAGGGCGACGGGTCAGGGACTCTCGACACGGTTGTTTCTGTCGCCAACAATCCCGTGATTGGAGTCAACAATGCCAATCAGTTCATGGATGGGCAGACTGTGCAGGTGTTCCCGAACCTGACTTCCGCCTCCCGTGGCAGTTTCCTGATTCTGGCGGCTGACGCAATCGCAAACACCATCACCATTGACCCATCGAGCACCATGCCTGTAGGAACGATAGCGGGGGATTTGCTCATCGTTGACGGCGGCTCTGGCGTAGCCAACAGCTCCATCAACGGCGTGGCGAACCTTCAGCTCAGTTCCAACACAGGAACTTTCCTCGGCGTTCAGCGTTCCGCGTATCCCGGTCGCTTGAGCACTCCCACGATTGCGGGCAACAGCACGGCAATCAGCCCGCAGCGCGGCAGGGCCATGCTCGACCAGGTGCGCCTTGCGTTGGGCGTTGACAGCCCTGAATCCGCGCAGTGGATTTGGTACATGAACATTGACATGGAAGCCGCGATTGAAAACATCGGGCTTGTAGTCACCCAGGTCATTCAGACCCAAATCAAGGGCGACAGCGCAGTGGACATGCTGATGAAGACTGCTCCGAAGACGTTCGGCGGCAGGCCAATCAAGGCGTCCATTCACGCAACGCCTGGCCGGATTGACGGACTGGCACTGAAGCACTGGTTCCGCACGGAGATTCAGCCGATAGACTTCTACGAAGTCAACGGCCAGACTCTCTTCCCTGCGTACGGTGCGGATGGCGGCGTGGAAACCTCGTTCCTGTCCTACCTGTGGGTGGGGCAGAACATCGCAACCGACAATCCTCGCGCTGGTGTCTACAGCACTGGGAATGCCATCCCGCAGTACTTCTTCGGCCATTAGGAAGAAGCTGATTGACATGGGGCGGCTGCTCGGAGCCGCCCCTGACTTTTGGAGGCTGGATTGGGCGATGCGAAATATCCCGCAAACCATCAGGCAGGGATGCGGGTTCCTAAAGGCGGTTCGATGTGCAAGAACTGCCGATTCCTCAAGGATGCGGAGAATCGCATCTGCGGGAATAAGTACTTCATCGAGTGGAATGGCTCGAACGTGATTCCTGCTCCGATAGACGGTTATTGCTCGGACTGGTATGAACCGCAGCGTGGAAACTCCGCATGGGGGAAGATTGGAACATCACGACCCTCCTGACTGGATAGTGCGGGAGGTCAAGAAGATTGGCGGAATGGAAAACGGGCAGCCTCGATTCCGCGTCATCTGGGGCGCAGACAGAATCAGATTCACGGATGAAGGCGTTATTTATCGTCCCTACCAAGTGAACCGCTGGCACGTTGAAAAGCTCTACAAGGGCGAGTACGAGCACTCCTACACGCTTGACCACTGCACGCACATGAAGAATTTCAGGTGGTGCAACGACTGCTTCAAGTCGGGCGGTGAATTTCTGCCATTGACCCTTGCAGTCGTGGAGATGGTTATCCGGCTTGTGCTCAAGGCCGAGAGACTGCAAAGCGCGGCGCTACAGAAGGCGGCTCTCGTTGAACGCGAGGAGAAGAAAAAGAAGGCTGCGGACGCGGAGATTAAAGGCGTGTTCGCGGAGGCTTTCCCAAGGGAAGTGAAACGTTCGTTTGACCCTGCGATGGAGCGGACGGCGGAGCAGGCTTTCGGAAGAGGCAAACTGAAGCAAATTTCGAGGAGGAACGATGGCACTAACTGAACTGGTTTACACGTCGGCAGCGCAGGCGGAGCGGATGATAGCGGAACGGTCACGGAAGCTCATGGGATTCAGCCGCAAGACGCGGCCCAATCTCCCGAATGTGCCGCCGATCTACGTCTTCAACGTCTCGAACAAGGAATACAGATGGCGGGAGCCTGGATTCGAGCAGTACATCGTGCCCGCCTGCAAGGAAGGTGACGAGTATAGCGCCGCGTGCGCGATTCCCGGCATCGTTGTCGAGGAAGTTCTGATTGTGGACAAGACGGAACTGAATATGTACAACGCCGAGGAAATCGTTCTCGCAATCTTCCATGCCGGGCCTGGAATGAGGCCGCAGGGCGATTTGCGAAAGTTCGGCCTGTTCGTCTCCCGCACCAACCCTCCATCGGATGAGGACGTTGCTCATGCTCAGCACATGCTGATGCAGACCTGCGAGGCCCTTGTTGCCGATGGCGACAGAATCCACGCAGAAGGGCAATCAAAGGGGCTTGGCGGCCAGATGATTACCGATGAGCACCGCTGGGCCGCGAAGCAAGCCAAGCAGGAGCGCGAATGGTCGAAGGGCATTGTGCCGATGAAGGAATGCCCAGTGTGCCATAAGCCCGTTGCGAAGTCCGCAGCGGTTCACCTGCCGTGGTCAGAGTGTGGAGCAGTTTTGGATTGGGACAAGGCCATCGCCGCCGGACTCAAGAAGGAAGAGGACAGGCCAGTCCCAGCACATGCACGGAAGCCAAAGGCGCAGGTTGCGGAGTCCTAATTGCCCGTAGTTCAGACCACAGCATACGGCACGGTCGAGGGCGCTCTTAATCTTGCGCGCGCCCTCGTAAACGACATGATTGTCTCGACGGCAGGGGAAATCCTGACGGACACAGCGCCATTCACTTTCCCTCTACTCAACGATGCAGCCGACTATGTGCAGAAGGAGCTGATGAATCACGGCATGAACACGTTCGTCAAGGAGACCTTACTGGCGAGCGTTCTACCGATTGCCGTAAGCCCTCCTGACCCAGGTGCGCAGGTCAACATCTCGGACTCAGGGTACTTCGATGGCGTCGGTAACCATGCCGCGCCAGTCGTGCCGTTTGACCTGATAATTCCGCAATTCCTGTGGGAGCGGCAGACAGGAACGCAGGAGAACTGGCTGCCCATGCAGCAAGTCCTCGATGGCCTTCCATCTCAGGTGCAAACCGCGAGAATCGGAATCTGGGAGTGGCGCACGGATGCGATTTACATGCCTGGCGCAACGCAGTCAGAGGACATCAGGCTGCGGTACGAATCTGAAACGCTGTCCTTCCAGACCACCAGCGACGTGATTCTGATTCGCGGCATCAATCCGGCCTTTGCGAATCGGCTGGCCTATAAGTTCCTATTGAGTCGCGGTAGCCCGATAGCGGCGACGTTCAAGGAAGAAGCGGATGAGTGCATCACGCAGCTCGCCACGGCCTACTCGCGCGAGAAGCAAAGAGTTCCTGCAGTAAGACGGAGATACGGCAATCCCAGCGTGACCGTTGGCTGGCGAAACTAAAAAAGGAGAAACCGAATGTCTCTCGCAGTCAAAGGTTGGGATGGCAACACTTACGACAGCAACAGTCAGGAAAAGTCCGAGCCTGGATTCATCAGGCAGCAGCTTCGCTTCGTCCTGTCGGGCAGCTACTCGACTGGCGGCGATACTTGCGACCTGACGAACGCCGGAGTGGGAAGTGCTGTGCCAGTCGGCGTCACGAATATCTCGCAGCTCGTTCGCTGCCAAATCAGGGGCACGGGGCCTGCGTCCAGCGTCGAGAACAATGGCGGAAAGTACGTCTTCATTCCCGGCACGACTCTTGCGAACGGGAAAGTGAAGATTTTCGCCACAGCCGGAACCGAATATGCGGCAGGAGCTTACGGCACGGACGCCACTGGCGACCTCGTGCAAGCAGAACTTACTTGGAAGAGGTAAGCGGCCTAGATGGGCGTTGCCGGGCTTCTTCCTCTAACTCTTGAAATTGTAGGCGGGAAAGTCAGTGATATTTCGCCTGCTGACCTTCCCGCTGGCGCGAGTCCTTCCTGCCAAGATTTGATTTTCCCTCCTGGCGGAATGATGACTCGGCCAGGACTCGCCTCGCAGTTCTCCGCCTTCGCAGGGAATCCCAGAGTCAATTACGAGAAAACGTTCCTTGACGCAGAGGCAAATGCGCGTCTTTTGATGCTCGACAGCCTTGGCGTGCTGCGCGAGGAGTTTCCCTTCGGAACTATCAGTTCGCTCAGAACCTTGCCAATTACGAATGCCTATGCGCGGTCGGACACGCTATTCGGCAGGGAATGGCTGGCGTTCAGCGATGGGGATACGGGACTTTTCCCGCCGTGCCAGTTCGACGGAACGAACCTCGACAGGGCGACTCAGGATGGCCCAGGTGCAGCGCCATCGGCGCAGGATTACCTGCCTGCCGCTGCGACTATTTCTGCCGTGGCAGGTGGCAGTGGGGTTGCTATTTCTTCCATCACGCGCACAGGAAAGACTCAGACATGGGTTTACAACGGCGGGCCGCCGAACCAGCGTTCCAGTTACACGCTGGTATTCAGTTGGAACGGCGTTGAAGTAACGACCTCTGCGGCACACGGCCTGGCGGTAGGGAACACCACGACAATCGCGGGCGTAACGGATTCCAGTTTCAATGGAACCGTTCTAGTCACAAGCGTCATTGACTCAACGCACTTCACCTATACGCAATCGTTCTCAAGTCCAAGCGGAACGACTCCGACAAGCAGTGGCGGCACTTCTACTCTGCAAGGATTCGCGGCGCAGAGATTAAACGGCGTGGTCACGGCGAATACCTCCGCAGCGCACGGGTTCTATCCTGGCTGGACAGTCGTAATCAGCGGTCTGCCGAATACGGCTCACGGAGGCTCGACAGGAACAGGCTCCCAGTCCGGCGATGTCGTGACGATTGTCACGGCCACAGCGCATGGATTCGTAGTCGGGCAGACGGTGGTAATCAGCGGAGCGTCGGATTCTTCATTCAATGGCACTTATATCGTGCAAACGGTGCCAAACGCGACGACCTTCACCTACGAGGCTGCCACGACTTCCCTTACGGCAACTGGAATCACCGCGTCCTCGACATACGATGGCATATTCCAGATTGTCGCTACGCCCTCCACGACGAGCTTCACTTACAATCAGGTGGGGCAGAACGAAAGCACGACTTCCGGCGGCACGGCAACGATTCAAGGGAATATCGCACCTGGCCTGCACTCGATAAGCTGCGCATTCCTATTCCGGTCAGGCGCAGTCTCTCAGCTCTCCGTTCCAGGTTCCTTCATCGCATCTGGCGCGAAACTGCTTCAGGTTTTCAACATACCGATAGGCCCTGCAAACGTGATTGGACGCCAGGTGTCCATTACGCCCGTTATTGCGGTAGGAGCGCAGCCTGGCGATGCGCACTTCTACCATCTGAGCACCATGGTCATCACGGACAATGTGACGACTTCATTGATTCTTGACTTCTCGGATTCGACACTAATTGCAAGCAGTTCGGTGAGCGCGACAACTGGACTGACTGAGGATGACACTCTGTTCAGGCAGCACACGCTTTCCGCCTGCATAAACGTGCTCGGATATGCGGAGAGGCTTTTCTGGGCAGGCGAGAACAACTATGTTCCGAACTTCGTCAACATGCGCTTCGATGGCGGATGGAATCTCGGTGCAGGCGTGAGCGGTGCTGACATTCCTCTTGGCTGGACGAATGACGCGACAAGCGGTGCTGGCGGCAGCAAGGACTCAACAAACATAATCTTCGGCGACGCCTACCGGATTACAGGTGACGGTGCTACTG